GTGGCAAGTGCTCCGACACTCCATAGAGCCAATCTTATGGAGGGACGAGCGTTATGCCCCAGAGGATTCACACCTGTATTATGTAGTTGACAAGGTCAACAGAATGATGCAGGCTGATGGGACCTCACCCCACCAGGTGTGGGTGAAGTCAACGGACTACAAAGGGGCTAGCAATACTATCCCGTTTGCAATGTCCTCCTCGATCCTCAGCACAATGTGCCGAGAATTGAGATGCTCCAGCACTGACCCACTGGTCAGACTGCTACCCACATTGTGGGAGCCGCGGTATCTCTACACGAAGGAACGGGGCCGTGAACGACCCTTTCCCCACTGTAGAGGAACCCTGCTTGGAGACCCGATGTCATTTGTGATCTTATCAACAATGACATTGTGCAATTTCGAGATGGCTTCCATCTTCGAAAGGCCTGGGACAATACCCGCAGATTGGCGCGTGTATATGTCCAAGCCAACGTCCCCGCCAGATCGTGGTGGCCCGCGGGCCTACGGTCAGATTCTCGGAGACGACGCTGTTGCTTTTGCCACGCGAGGCTACTGCCTTACGTGGAACAACATCGCCCGTCTCATCGGGATGATCATATCTCCCGACAAGGACAGAAAGTCGCAATATTTTGCAACATTCTGTGAGCAGATCGCATGGCGCGTTCATACGAGCCAATGGTTCCGCTTTCAAGATGTCGTGAAAGCACGACTTTTCTCGCCCTTCTCCAAGGCCCAGGGCCTTGAAGGAGAGGGCAAAGACCCTGCCTTGACTAAGGCAGGTGCTCTCTCAAGAGTCATGGGATACCTATCCTTTGACCCGGAAGAGTGCTTCCAGCGCGAGGCGTTAGTCGAAATTTTCGACGCAACGTATCCTCACGTAGCTAATGCCAAGAAGCAGCTGCCTCTTGGCTTCCCAGTCCATATGGGAGGGGTTGGAGCCCCAGTATTGGACCTGCAGGAATATTCTGAAATGTTCCCGCAGTGGACGAGCCTTCTTAGGCACATGTCCGTCTGCCCATTGGAGGAGTTCATACTCCTGAGTGGACAAATCTCCGGTTTTTGCCGGGGGTCGAAGAAAGGTGCAATCGCACGCTTCGACGAGTCCGTAGAGGCGGCTGTCATCGGACAGCTTGCACCTGCGGCGGTCGAGGGCCAGGCCCTCATAGACCTAATCAACGCCGAATGCCCTGGAGTATCCCTAATGAGGGGCTCCAAGCCAGACTGGCGGAAGATAGCGCGTGTGATGGAGGAACGCCTTCATCACAGGCCTATCATGCTGCTCCAACGGGAGCTGACCCGAGCAGATGAGTTCATGGAGCTCATTTGCGAAGGTCCAGACCTCCGGGGCACAGTCATTCGACTGGGCCTTCGGGATTATGAACGTGCATTCGCTGCGTTCCATAACCCGGT